AAAACCCCTCAACACGCCAGCCATGACGGTCAAGGGCCCACAAGTCCTGAAACACAACACCGATGGCTTGTGCGCAATGCAGCACGCCGCCGCCATCAATGTCTAGCCAAACACCGACATGCACCGGATATCTGGACTGGCGCATCAATACCGCATCGCCATGTTTTGGCGTTGGCACGCGCTGCCAGCGTTTTCGTTCAGGGTGCTCAGTGAATGTCTTCAGCACCACCCTCAGGTCCAGTGCATCCACAGGGATTAGCGGAAGCTCACGCCCGAAGTACTTTCTCTGCACCCATAAAAAAAGGCCCCAGCAGTCAAACGACTCGGGGCCTCGTGCGCCTGCGATCCACGGGCGACCTATGTATCGGTGCGCCCAGTAACCATCACTTGGTTTCATAACTTACCCATCACCGGGCAAGTCCCGGAAACTCTGTTGAGGTGTACAGCCGTCCCGGAAACGCTTTGTTTCCGATATCAACCATTCGCGCTCTTGCCGTCACCCGCATCACATCTGCCTCCACCTCGGTCAAGACCAAGGTGATGGGTGGATCCATCTGCGGCCCCGTCATGTCGCTGGACAAGTACGGTCGATACGTCACTTCGATGGATGCTTCCGACTCCGAAGCCGCATCGAGGTGTTTGACGATCTCACGCGAGACGTTGTCCAAGGTCAGCACAACCTCAGGAACAGGAGCGATGTCCACAGGTGGCAAATCCAAATCAAACCCCATAGCCACAAACCTCACGGTCTGGCTTGGGTCTAACGGCGCTGAAGCTTCTAACCGAGCAAAGAGGTCTTGTTGATCACGCACCACTCGAATGGACGTCGTCACGCCTGACTCGTTTTTAAAGTCAGGATGGCGAAGCTCCAAAGTGTGCAAGATGACCACATCAGTCGGTGCGCTGGCATATGCCTCTCTCAACGCATCTGAAAGCGTGACATCAGGCATGCACCACCCGAACAGGGAATGGTTTTACAACCCGTTCAAGTGGGACAACGACGTTCATGTCACCATTGCTTTCCACGAAATCGAGACAAATGACCTCGACTGCATCAACGCCATCACGCCGAATAGACTCACCCTCGATGCGAGTCAGAATCAAGCCTTGGGTCTGGTAGTACAGAGCAGCCGCCAAGACAGCTAAGTTGTGGCTGAAAGAGTTATCACAGGCTGCCCCCCAATAACCATCCTCGAGGAATAGACACGCCCCTTTGCATAACTGCGCAACTGGGCAGCGAGGACATTCGTTTCTTGTACTGAAGTGATAGGCCGTATTCAGGCTGATCTCTTCAAACTGTTCAACATGGCCGATTCTGTGATTTGTTGAAGCGCTCATGTTTTGACAAGTCATCACATTGCCCTTCATATCTACGGCAATCGAATCATCTTTGTCCATTCCACATTTCTGCCCAAGAGCGTCTAAAGGTCGTGACTGCGCCTGCGATCTCATGAACTCATCCACCTTGTCACGCATCGTCCCAACTGCCATTGCAGATCCAGTCACCAACTCCCAAAACACCTGATGCATGAATCGCTTGTGATCATTGCCATGAAGAGAAAGCGATAAGCCACTCTGGTCGTAAGGAAGCATCACCTCTTCCGTGGCGAGGACGATGGCTTGCACTGGCAAATCTAACTTTTCGGAAAAGTACATGCGCACGGCCTTGAGCGACTGGTTGTTCCGGTGAAGAACCGTGTTGAAACTCATTCGATCAATCGACATACGACGCGACACCCACCGTTTGATCTGAGCCAAGTTTTCGGGTTCATTCAATGGGTCAGGCCCACGGTAACTTTGGGCAGGGCCATCATGCGACAAACCAATCCCCACGTCCAACGCCTCAACCCACGCAAGTTTTTCATCATCAAAGAGTGAGCCATTGGTAACGATCGATAGCTGTGCGTTCGGATATTTAGCCTTAACGGCCTGACCTAAAGGCTTGAGTAGCTTCCAATAGACAAAAGGCTCCCCTCCCCAAAACTCAATCTTTACGCCTTCGCCTCGTCCATCATCACCCCCCGCAAACCAGCTCTGTAGCTGATTCATAAATGGCGCAACGTCTTCGGGGTGACCGTCGATGTCATGAGGTTGATGCGCTTGGGAGCAATACTGGCATGCGTAGTTGCACTTGAGCCCGAGTTGGAGCTTCAAATGCCGGATATTTTTTGACTTGCCTGCTGGGTTACGCGGATGATGCAAATGCCAAAACGCACCCCATTGCATGTCAGACTGCCTAGGAAACGCTTGAGGTAGGGGCAATGGCTCACCGTTATCTGCCCAAACCAAGCTGGAATCCACAGGGTCATAGACTGCTTGTTTTACAAACCCGTTCTGGCCGTTCAAGGTCAAATTAAATTTCATGGTGCAAGCTCCTCAAATGCAATTGGGTAAGCCTCACGACACACCTTGACCAGATCGGCACCAGGTAATGTCTTAAGGTTAAAAATGTGTCGGCCAGATGCTTTGCCATCCGAATTGGCCACCAGCACGGTCATCACGAGATTTGTTTCATCAACCTGCGCCACCTCAACTTCGTAGCCATGGCGAACCGTAAGATCAAGACTCATTGCTCTAACTCCATAGATTTGTTTTGGGTATGAGCACGGATTTGCTCAGCAGACCAAGTTCGATCCCCGCCTTGGTCATCACGGTGCGTAAAGCGCACATTGGTAACGATGGCGATCTTGTCGCTCTCAGGATCAAACATCGGGAATGTGGAATGCTCTAAATAGCCGGGGAAAATGAACAACGCCCCTTGTCGGGGCGTTTGTGCAAAGAGCTTGTTTTCATGTCGAAGCATCCAATTGGCCTGTACGGGTCTGGGATCGTGGAAACACAACGCACCTGGTAGCCCAACCGAATCGACGCCTTCGCATTCCCCAAGATGCACACGGGGGTAATAGGTCGCTACCAATTGATTCCCAACATGCCGATGTGGAATAGCCCACTTACCCAAGCCACGCTGACGGTTCACGAAGGTGTTGTAAGTAGCGGCCAGCTCTGACGGATCAAGGGATGGATATGCCCTCTGTATGTAAACGCCAACCCTTTGCTCGATGGCGGTCAACAAACGCAACAACGCTTGGCTTGGCTGCTCAGACATCATGGAGACCGTATCGGCTCGATGCGCCATCTTGGCAGTTGTTTGCGTGTGTCGCTCGTAAAAGCGTTCAGCCTCAAGCGCTAAAGTCTCACGAACATCATCAAGCTCCACGAGTTGATCAATCAAGATATGACTAGGCCACAGGCTCATCATTCGACACGTATCAATTGAAGTCATCGCGTCAAATCTCCATCAATAATCATTTGAACTGGGTGCTTGCAACCGTAAAACCTGTTTGGGCGATAGGTTCGAGTCTGATGATCAAATTCAATCCAAGGCCAAACACTGAAGTGAACACTGCAACGACTGCCCAGCCAAGAATGTCGATTAATGAGGGTGTGCTTGTACTTTGAACAGTTCATCCATAAGCACTTACCTTGAATAAAGCTCAGGTCATCCATATCCTCAATTGACAGAACGATCCCCTGCGACACCGCCAAGCAGATGTCCAATCTCAACTCTTCAAAAATTGAAGTGTCTCGATGTGGATGAACCAACGGCTCATTCATGGGATTAGGAGGGACTAGGACCGTGAGTCGACCAGAACCAACCGTCAGTGAAAACTGATCGAGCAAGGCTTCAAACACCGGCAGTCTTGCGACTTCCGACCGATGGACATACGCTAGGTGATCAGCACCACTAAACCGAGTGGGATTCGCAACAAGATACGGATCCATGGGCATTACTGCCTGTCCAGTTCTCGCAAGCGAGAGATTTCTGAACACACCGGGACTGGCATCACTGACTTCAGACTCCCAAGCCAACGACTTGAATTCTTTGAAAGCCGAAGCGAACTCTTGCGGCAAATTTGAGGGGACCTGCACATGAGGCACATCCCTGATCGCAACAATATTCTCTAGCTCCGGATCGATCACTTCAGCGATTGCCAACTCGAAATCCGTTTCTTGCCGCAAATAAGCAGCCACGGTCATATGAGGTGGAATGCTGTCTGCAAGAACCTCCCACATCAGACCACCTCCACAGATGCACTGGTTTTGTGACTGAAATACTTAAAGCCGACTTTGACCAACCCAACATCGCCTGCGTTCAGCCCTAAAGCCATCCAATTGAAATTGGCAATGCCATTGACGATAGGCACCTTAGTCTTTGGCAAGAATCCCGCCTCACACTCAAGGTACAAAACGCCACTTCGCGTTTCAATGGCTGGCATGTCGTTGGTCTCGTAAGCAGGTTGAATCAGACGCGCAACACAAGCGATCGATTCACCAGCAGCGCACGAAAAACCCATTTCCAACTCAATCGAGGGCAAGACTGCGTTGTACAGAGACACCCGAGAGCGAACCTCTACAAACTCTGAGAAACCTTCTGGCGGCATGCTTTGCGGCGAATAGACCAAAACAGCAACCTCTTCAATCGAACTCTCTTCGAATGGCACAAAAAACAATACGACGCGAGGATGCAGAGGACGTCCAAGCAAGAAAGGGTTTTTGTGCAAGTTTGTCTGCGGAAATACAGAGTGCAAATGCCCCAAGTCTTCCCAGCCGAATCGAGATTCAAGCGCCCAATTGGTATGAATACCCCAGTGTTTACCAAGATCAATGTGCGACTTGATGGCGGCAGGATCAAAAACGAATGGACGTGATCCGTACTCTTTCTCATATGACTCAGGATTAATGCGCCATGGCGTCACCGTGATTGTTTGCGCTTGCACATCTCGCTCAACACGATAGCTAACTGGGAACGCACCATATGATTCAACAGGCGAAGGGATGTTGAACAAGCGCCCACCAATGGTGTTTGAATTACTCATGACCGCGCTCCTCAACAATCCGTGCTGCAGTTGCAATTACAGTTGCAGTTGCAATTCGTTCGACAGTTAAACGCCGTCGTCCCGCAATTGCAGTTGGAATATCCCCCGCAGTTGCAGTTGCAATTGCATGCCCGATACCAGCGTCGGTATTCGGCTCCACCAATCTCATCTTGTGCGAGGTAGTAGCCGTCGTAGTTCAATACAACAGACGGAACGGCGTAGTTGCCGTAGCTCGTTCCGCCAACCCCGTCGTACTGACCACTATTTGCACAGTAGTTAAAACCCAACCCCCATGTCCACCAGTTCGCATTAGGCGGTACCCAATTGGCATTGCTTGCGCAATTTCCGTTTGGAAGGTATCCGTTGCAATTACTGGCCCGGTCGTCGTAGTACTGACTAGATCGCCCCATCTCACCGATGTCTTGTCCGTCTCCCATCTTGTAGCCTGTGTTTCGAGCGTCATCGCCTGTCACACTGCTTTTGAAGATGGCACCACTGGTCATCGTGATGGACCCGGTCATGGTTCCACCAGCTTTGTCCAACTTACCAGTAATCTCCGTTTGCAAGGCATCATCCAGTCCCGCTTTGGGGATACGTGTAATTGCCATGATTTCTCCTAATTAGATGTAACGCACCACGATCCGCGCGCTGGCGGCTGGTGCTGACGTGAATCGCAACGTTGCGCCTGAATTGACTAAGACGTATGCATCCAGTGAGTCCTGCACCACGTAATTGACCGTGACGATCAGCTTGTGAACGCTTGACGCTGCAGTACTGAGCACGAAGTCCGTTGCAGATCCATTGCCAGTGAAAACTTGAGGTGCCACGCTTGAGCCACCTGCCGCTGCGGCATAGCCCTGCGCTTGGTTCATGTAGCTCTGCGATTGCGTCGCAGAGTTAGCTGAAGCAGTTGCAGAGGTCGCCGACTGAGAGGCACTGGTGGCAGAGGCACTTGCAGAGGCCGCCGCAGCAGCCGACTGTTGAGTTGCCGTTGCAGCATTGCCCGCAATTGATTGCGCGTAATACTTGGCTGAATACTCCGTCGCACCAGTCACTGGCCCCGACGTCTTGTTCGCCCACTCCTCCGCCGCAGCCGCACCCGATTGCGCCTCTTTATCAAGATAGCGAACACTGATGCCAACACCGTTGGCCGGAGCAGAAGAAAACCTCAACGTCGTCGTTGCAGGTGTGGTGTACGAATCAAGTGGAGCCTGAGGCACCCCAGCAACCGTCACCATCAACGCACCGGGATAACCCACTGGGCGGCTCAATGTAAAATTCGTCTTTGTTCCGTCTCCAGTAAAAACGTCTGCAGGGATCACGGTATTGGCCGTTACAGCTGCCGCAGAGCCTGCTGCTTGTGAGGCCCAATACTTTGCTGAGTAACCAGTGCCATCGACCGTTGCTGATGTTTTCTCAGCCCAATCTGCTGCACGTACAGCCTGCGCCTGTGCAGCCGTTAAAGCCGTTGACGCATTACTTGCACTGGTCGTTGCAGAAGTGGCAGAGCTTGCAGCAGCCGTTGCGCTTGCTTGTGCATCAGTCGCTTTTGCTCCTGCCGTGCTGGCAGAAGTAGAAGCAGCCGTCGCGGATGCATTGGCGTTGGTTGCACTGTTCGCGGCATTCGTAGCGGATACGGCTGCAGCAGTTGCACTCGTTTGCGCATCAGCGGCTTTGGTGGAAGCTGTAGCAGCCGAGCCCGCCGCCGCACTCGCTGAACTTGCGGCCCCTGTTGCTGAGCTTGCGGCAGCTGAGGCTTGCGATGTCGCCACACCTGCTGAAGCTGCCGCATTGGTTGCCGAGGTCGTTGCATCCGTTGCTTTCGTACCAGCTGTAGTTGCCGATCCTGCTGCGGCTGTGGCACTCGTCGCGGCATCACTTGCCTTGGTAGTGGCTGTGGTGGCAGCGCTACACGCCGAAGTTGATGAGGCCGCAGCACTGGTGGCACTACTTGCCGAATTGGTGGCTGAGGTTGCGGCTGCAGTCGCACTCGTTTGAGCATCACTAGCTTTGGTCGTAGCCGTAGCGGCAGAACCAGAGGCAGCAGTTGCCGAACTTGCAGCGCCCGTCGCAGAGCTTGAGGCGTTACTAGCTTGGGTGGTCGCCACACCCGCAGATGCAGCGGCGTTGGTTGCCGAGGTCGTTGCGTCCGTTGCTTTCGTACTCGCCGTAGTTGCCGAGCTCGCCGCTGCAGTTGCACTGGCAGCCGCATCACTTGCTTTTTGCGATGCCGTGGCTGCAGCCGTACTGATTGACTGCGCATAGTATTTAGCGGAGTAGTCACTCCCCGAAACAGGAGCCGAGGTTTTGGTTGCCCAATCCTGAGCTGAGGTAGCACTCGAACTAGCCTGGCTCGCAGAACTTGCAGCCGCCGTTGCACTCGTTGCTGAATCGGAAGCCTTTGTACTTGCCGTGGTGGCTGAAGCTGAGGCTGCTGTCGCACTAGCTGCAGATGCAGTGGCTGAGCTCGATGCATCCGTCGCTTTGGATGAAGCTGTCGAAGCTGAAGTCGCAGAATTGCCTGCAGATACTCCTGCCGCATCTGCTTTCGTAGAGGCAGTCGTTGCACTCGCGGCAGAGGCCGAAGCGCTAGTGGCTGCACCACTGGCAGATGCAGCCGCAGCCGTGGCGCTCCCCGCCGCTGCTTGGGCCTGGTATTTCGCCGAATACTCGCTCCCTTGAACTGGTCCATTCGTTTTACTGGCCCAATCCATCGAGGAGGCCGCCCCTGTTTGGCTCTCTTTATCCAGCATGCGGGCCGTGATCTCAACGCCATTGTTGGGCGCAGAGCTGAACCGAACAGTGGTGGAGTTCGCCAAGGTGTACGAAACGAACGGGGTTTGCAAAACCCCTGCCACCGTGATTTGGAGCGCACCCGGATGACCGACCGGATAGTCAAGCGTGAAATCCGTCAACGCCCCAGTTCCAGCCCATGTTTTGGTTGGAATAACCGTCGCGCTGGTTGCTTTGTTTGCCTCATCAATGACTCGCGTCAAAGTGGCGCTTGCATCAGCCGCTTTCGTAGAAGCAAGCGTGGCACTTTGAGCAGCGTTACCTGCCTGAGTCGTTGCGACTGTGACTTGCTGTGTCAGCTCTGTTCTTGAAGCCGCCAAGTCATCTTGAACGCCTTTGATCGCCTTGGCCACTGTCTTTACTGGGCCGCCCTCGGTGATCACATCCGTCTGAGCATCACCATGAACAATGGTGTGCAAAATCGTTGCATCAGCAGTTGCCTTATCAA